ACACCCATTACTCTAAGTGTTGCTACTTGCTTTACCAAACTTTGTTCATTACCATAATTGTTTTGTAATAATAATTCCGATGATTCTGCTAAATCTTCAAATAAAGCATTTACAGGTAATCCAGCAGTTTTTGCTACACTTTCAGCCATACCCAATGTATTAGCCGCAGCTTTACCACTTAAATTACCTACTATTCTGAATGTATTAGCTATACTCCCTAATTGGTCTGCCGATGTACCTGTTCTCTTAGCGTACATAGCCATATCCGCACCTACGTCTTGTGCGTTTTTACCCATCAATCCTAAATTATTTGATGCGTATTTAGTCGCATCTGCGAATTCTTGTCCAGATACACCCAACTTCATCATATTTGCTCTAGCTGCTCCTGATATTTGGATTGCTTGTCCTAATTGTAATGATGTTTGAGTTAATTCTTGGTTTAAACTTGCTATGCCCGTAGCAAAATCATAAGCCATATCGATACCAACCTGATTCAACCCGAATATAGGGTCTTTCATATTAGTACCATCCATATACCATCCTAATAATTGATGGAATGCTGCTCCCAATGCTAATATACCACCAATTACACCCAAGCTCCCCATATTAGCAATAGCACTTCCCATTCCACTAATACCGGGTATTGCAGAAGTTGCACCCGATGCTAAATCCCCAAATCCACCTTTTATTTCAGATAATTCTTTTTTAGATTCTGCAAATGCTTTTGTTAAATCTTTAGCCGAAGAAGTTGATGCTACCAATCCTTCTTTTAATTTAGCAACTTCAGCGTTACTATCATCCAAATCATCTACAAAATCTGATAAAGCATCTTCGGCTGATTGAATACTACTGGCAAGGGATTCAGCGGACATATTTCCCTTTTTGAATTCCTTCATAGCATTGGAAACAGCGCTTGAATAGCTTTCCATTGCAACAGCCGAACTTTTAGCCGCATCGGCTCCTTCTTTTGTATAGTAATTACCTTCTTTTAGATTTTTAGCCAATTCGCCGGCGTAGCCAGTAAGTACATTAAATTGACTACCAACTTTTGAAGAAATAGAGTTGGTTTTTTCAAAGTTTTTATTGATTTTTCCAGCAATAGAAAGAATATCATCATAATACTGAAATTGAGTTTTAGCTAATTCACCTGCCTCTTCCGTAGCCTTTACTTCTTTTCTCTTTAAAGCAATTTTTTCTTTTAATAATTTTACTTCTTTTTCATCTATAACAACCCCCATTTCTTTCGCAATATTCATTTGTTTTAATTGCGCATAGTATCTATCTAAGTCCTTTGAAGCCTTAGTATCTCTAGCGTTTGCTAGTTGTACCTCTTGTTGTTTTGGGGTTTTTGCCATAGTATTCTAAATCTTATTTAAGTTTAGAAACATCTATTCCTTGATTCTTTAGATATGGAACTGCCGTTTTATCGATTCTATTTTCAGCATCTTTGATTTTTTTATCAAAATCTTTCCAAATATTCTTTAATGCTGGGTATTTTTGGAATGTTTTTTCAATCCAACCATCTTCTCTATTATCACTTTTTTGTGCATAATAGGTTGCAAATAAATCAGTTAAATCCTTAAATTCCTTTAATGTTATTTTAGACATGGTTCTCTATTTAATCTTTTATATAAATATAAGATTATCTTTTTCTTATTGATTCTTTCTTAGGTTGATTCTTTTTTAGTGAGTCAGCTTCTGCTTTTTTAGTATCCAATAGTTTTCTCATATAAAACTTACGAAATTTCGTAGGCATATTGTAAACATCGCTCCAAGTGAATGAACCATTTGAGTAATACAATAAATCAAATATCTCCGTATGGAGTAAAGATGAGTAATTAGATGGAAGGGTAAAAAAAGTCCATCCCAAATGGGATAGAAAGAGCCTCCTTCTCTCCCGTAATAGGACTTGTATAGTCAAATTTTAAATCGATATCAGGCGTAATGGCTTGAATGTGATTTCTAAAAACTCTGGAATCTTTTGCTAAAAATTGATTCTTAATAAAATTTGTAATATATCCTAAATCGGAATTTCCGTTTACGGAAGTGATAATGTATCGTAATCTTGTTGTAATTTCCGATGGATTATCTTTATTGAATTTAGTTAATGCTTCTAAATCTGCTTCTATTTTCTTTTCTAAACCATGCGTTAATAACTGAAACTCAATTTTAGTTCCGTTTACAGTAGTAAATTCGTATCTATTATTTCTATTAAGTAATGAATAATCTATTTCTTTTAAATTTACATTACTCATATCGATAGTGTAATCTACATTATCTTCTGTAATTGGGTCTGTAACTTTAACATCATATTCAGGACCATATGCTAACACTCTACTTGATATTAAAATAGCGTTCTTATCTCCCATCAATAAATCATCAGCCTTTACACCATCTTCTACTACAATTGCTTCTAATAATTTATCCAATACAATTCCTTTACGAATTAAATTTGGAGATGCCAATATATCTTCTTCTTTGGCGGTCATTAATTTAATTGTAACCTCACCTTTGGATAATGGGTGTGATTCTGCGTAACCTAATCCCTTTGATGGTAAACTAATAACTTCGGTTGCGAAGTCATATGTTTTTTTAGGTTGAGTAGGTGCAGCTTGTGGCGTTCCTAACCCTCTTGTAACTTGTTGTTCTACGTTTTGTTGTTCCATAATTATAATAACTTAATGTTTATATATAAGTATATATAAATAAAAAAAGGAGAACATTTCTGCTCTCCTTTTTAACTATTCAAAAATACTATTTTAACTATATCTCCTACGCTCTAACAACTCAGCCTTAGCTCTTTCATACATCTCATTGTTAATCAACCCAATCTCAAAGCAATTCTCCATATTCAACTCAAACACACTAATGCCAGTATAGAGAGCGGTACTCTCTACATAATCACAATACTCATTCACACTCATACCACGTACATCTAATAGTTTCATATTTTTTATATTTTAGTTATCGTTAGCGGCTTCGGCCCAATTCTCATTAACCATTGACCAATAGTTTTTGTTTAAGTAGATAATATCATATCCACTATCGTTTCTATCTATTGTGATAATTCCCTTCTTAACCAATGAACCTAATGCCCCTCTGATAGTTTTAGTAGGAATTCCCAATTCTTCACTCAAATCATTTACATCCACATCGGAGTAACCCGGTTCAGCGTATAAACAACTGATGAAAGTACTTAATGTCTTGTCTTCTAACCATGTGATATTCATAACTTTATTTGTTTTATGTTTAACTCTTATTACATAGTAAAGGTAATACATTCTGCGTTAAAAGTCAAGTCTTTTGTTAATTATTTTTAAAATTTAGAATCATTCTAAATAAGACATAAAAAAGGGGATATATTTCTATACCCCCTTTTAACTATTTTAAAGTTTACCTATTAGAGATTAGTACTCAAGGATTGCGTAATCGTATGCTAATGTTAATTCAATTGATAAAGGGTCGTTTGAAGCCCAATCCAACTCACCAAAGTTTGCTGAACTGATAAATGCTCCTTTTAAAGTCCATTGTTCAACTTTATCACCTACTGGTCCTAATAAGAAGAATGTGATATCTTTCTTATAGAAAGCTGCGTATCCATCTCTACCTGTTAATGATTCGTGTGATTGTCTAACCCACTCCATAACTTGCTGTGCACCTGATGGTACAATTGGGTCATAAAGAGTGATTGTTACATCATCCCAAGTTGATTTACCTTTAATTTTTCTTTTTACGTTTATGTGGTCTAATTCAACTACTTCCGATGTGAAAGTTGGTCTATTAGCGGTTTTTATCATATATGATTCTATACCGTTGATTTCCATTATAAATCTATTACCTAACTTTGGTTCAAAGTTGGTATAGAACATTTTATCAAACTCTAATACTTCTGGCATTTTCTTCTCTATTTAATTGTTTCTTTATATAAATATCTATTTTTTAAATTATCCGTTAAAAGCGGCGCCAGTTGGTAAGATGTTGAAATCAATTTGAATGAATTCAGCTGTCTTAGTTGGTTGTAAGTAGATAGCCCCTTTCATAATGTTTCTATCAATTACATCTGGTGTGTTATTAGTATCATCCATTACAACACGGAATGCGTACAAACCTTGTCTTTGTTGGATTGATTCTAAATACGGATTAACTATGTTTAAGAATCTATTTCTAGTCGTTGATGTGTTTTGTTCAAATACTAAATAACGAGATGTAGATGCAATATACTTTCTAACAGTCAATAATAATCTTCTTACGTTGATTCTATCTAATGCCGATGGTTTATCTTGTAAAGTTTTTTGTCCGAATACAACGATACCTTGTCCAGGGAATTGTACAATTGGATTTACTTTTGCTTCATATAATGTATCTTTTTCAGATTGTGTTAATCTATTCAATACACTAACTGCTCCTACTAATCCACCTCTATTCAAACCGGCTGGTGCGAACCATTCTGCTGCTACTCTATCGTTTGCTGCGAATACGCCAGGTAATAATACTGAAGGTGGTACTGAAATTAATTTGTTTGTGTTAATATCAATTGTCTTAACCCAAGGATAGTAAGTTGCTACCATATTTGAATCTACTAAATCAGATTCTCCTGTTGCTTGTGTAATTGAATCGTTTACTGAAGTTGAATCCATAATATAGAAACAATCATTTCTTTGTTCAACCATATCTAATACTGAAGTTACTACTGAACGATGTAATCTTTGAATAACACCTGGAGTTACAACCATATTGATATCAAATTCATCTGCATTTGATAATGCTGCGATGTGTTTAGCGTATGCTACTGAACCAGAAGATGTTGGGATTGTTAAATCGAAACCTTGTGAGTTTCCTGGTATAATATCAGAACCTTTATAAATTGGTGTTGCCGGATTCATACCATCAAAACCATTTTGGAATGCTACAACGAATTGTGCTGAAGTTGAACCTACTGATAATGAACCACCATTTACCGCATCTAATCCAAATACTGCATTTGAACCAGTAGATGCTCCTACCGGAATTGGTTTTAAGTATATTGAGTTATCAGTATTGTTATCTAAATCGATACCACCGTATTGAGTTGAACTTGCAACAATAAATGATATAGCTGGAATTTGATTAGATAATACTGCCGATGCTGATACTGGTAAAGTGTAAGCTTCATGTCCGAATGGTACTGCTTGTACCGGTGCAGATATTGCTGGCATTACAACTCTAATATATTTTGAATTATTAACCCAATCACCTGCCTCACTAATTTTACCTTCAGAATTAATAGATAATTTTCTATCACCGATTACTCTACTAATATAGTTAGGAGAGTTAGGGTCTAAGTTTACGTTTGACCAAGTTTCTAATATGTTCTTTTTCTTATTTGTATCAGCGAAATCTCTAACAACAATAGTGAATGTACCATAATCAGTACCATTTACACTACCAGCTGCTTTAATATTTGTAATGCCTATTTTAATTTTTGTATTTGCTACATTACCTGCACTAATTGTTTCCAATTGAAATAAATCATATCTATTTTGAGAAATAGTTTGTGATTTAATCATCGGTGTCAATGCTTCCTGTGCATCAAAGTTAAATAATTGGTTACCCAATACATTTAAACTTGCACTTGCAAATTGAGATGATACATTTACATTTGAATTTTTGAAAAATCCATATACATATCCATCTTTATTTCCAAATGGAGATGTACCAAATGCAGCTTCAATATCATTAGCATCTAACATATCTAATGATGCATATCCTAATGATGGTAAAAAGAAATCAGTTCCACCAGATGAACCGGTTGTCATAACTTCTCCTACAAATCCACTATTTGCACCTACTGCGGTGTTAAAAATGATACCTAAAGATGCTGATACTGAACCTGAA